AATCTCATCGTATATACTCTGACCATACAATCTTTCATATTGTTGTGGGGTCATGTTTGGTGGAATATTAACAATTTTCTTCTTTCTTGTCCGAGGTGTCATCTCAGAAGCGACTTGTATTTCAGCAAGTTCTGTTAAAGTTTTAGATCTAGGAGTTGTGGCAAAATTATCATCCACCAAAAGTCTTCTTTGTCTTTCATTTCTTATCTTCGTATTAAGTTTTTTCGCTTTAAATGTTCTACCTTTTCTTAACTCAGCTTTTTGAGTCTCAAGAAAATTAGCAGCCTGCCTACTTGTAAAAGTTCTACCTCTAGTTAACCTTTGTACACCTGCACCTAGTAAAGATCCTCCTGCAAAGATTGCGAGTGTTTGAAATAATACATTAATAAAACCTCCCACTGCACCATCTATTTTGGATCTACTTACATCTTTTGGATTTAATCCTCTTGTGTTTACTAACAACTTTGATCCAACACCTGCTATTGTTTTTATCGCACCGATAAGAACAGTCGCAGCTAGAGTGAATGGCACTGCGATCACTTTAATTATCTTACCAATTTTAAGGAGAGTTGGTAATGATTTAAATATACTAAATCCTAAACCTAACAATATTGCTTTGAATATTCCACCAAGAAATCCACCAAATCCTTTTCCTCTTTTGTTTGATTGCAGATTTACATCATAATCTTGTGGTCTACTTTTTTTACTTTCAAGAGATCTTTCTCTACCAGATCTCTTTTTGTTTTCATTCTGTTGTCTTAATATACCATACCTTACTTTTGATAGGACAAGTTTTTCTTTTAATAAACTATCAATCTTTACAACATCTTTTTTTACGAGACCGATTGTAGTTATCGTTCTCTCCGATAAACGTGCTCCTTCTTTTCTTCTTGGTATAAGTTTAGTAGTGTCTATCATTTAGACTACAGCTCCATATGTCATCCACTTCTCCTTCGGTGCTTTGAAGAAAGATACATCATCTAAAGAATTATCAAAACCCTCTGGATCTATTTGATTTGGATTGTTTAACTTTTGTATGAAATCTTTTAAATTTTCAAACCCACGTTTTTCTCTTATCTTATTAACAGGGTTTGGTGGTGTTAAGTTTGGAAACTCTTTTATAACATTCTCAAATTGTGATGTATCTAATTTACCACCGAGTGTGTTACCCACAATGTTCATAATATTTCGACCCATGTTTTGTTGCTGTTTTTTGTTCATTGAAAAACTTTCTGCAACTCCTTGAAGTGAATCTTTAACTTTTGGGTCAGATAAAGTTTTGCCTAATGGTGAATCTGGAAGTTGTTCAGCTGTACCACTTATTATATTAAATAAATTACCAACAGCAGGGAATCCAGCTGGAATTATTGAAGGGGAATCACTCTCTTTTACAACTGCACCCTCATTTGCATACATGATATTATTTTTTACAATGGGTTTGCTCTTTGCTCCTGCAGCTGCGTTGATTGCTAATAAATTACTTACACCAAATTTTTGAACAGCAGGTTTACTAATAACTACCTCACCGGGTGTTAGCATTGCTGGAACTGTATCATTACTTCCAGATCCGGGAACAATACCACCTCTTCCTCTTCTTAAAAATAGTCTGAGTAAGTTTCCTCCTCTAAAAAAACCCTTTGATTGTGATGTCACAGCACCAGCACCACCCATTCTTTGTATAGCTCCAGTACCACCACCAGTTAATGAAGGCCCAAGACCAAAAGCAAATTGTAATCCTCTTAATATGTTTTGGGCAGTTGATAAGGCACCAGTCAAAGTTATCAATCCAAGACCAGCCGCTACAACACCCCCCAATATTAAAGGAAAACCACTAGCAATAAAATTTCCTATCGCGTTAACAACTCCAGCATTTTTTGGATTTGAAAAGAAGTTTAAAAGATTTATTAAAATTCTTCCACCTAGTATTGCAAAGAAGAATTGAAAAATTCTTTGAAATATATTCTTGACAGGATTTAATACTTTATTCACCCCTGCCTTAATCATCTTCATTCCTTTACTATCCGTTTCTAATTCTTCTTCTCTTCCCCTTCTTCTAAGATTCTCCTCTCTTCTTTGCATGTCGAGAAACTGTTTCATTTCAAATTTCTCTTGTGCAATCAATGTTGCTAATATCGATGACATCGTTTCTTTGATGTATTTCAATCGCTGCTGCCAAATCTCTTCCTAAGAATTTTGATGCAGCAACTTTCCTTGTGGTTCCCCTTATAGGTTGACCAAATGCTGTCATCTTATTACGAAAATTTTCGTATGCTGGATTGGTTTCATCCATTAGCTTTTACTTGATTCTCCTTTAGTCTTTCCTCTTCAAGGTGTGCTTGTAATAAACCAACATAGATATCTCGTTCCCAAGGTATCATGTTTTCAATCTCAGTCAAACTATATTTATGGTACTGCATCATGGCAAAATTTAATCTAAAATAGTTTTCCAAACTATTATGAGCCATGGCTAAGCGAAAAAAGATGCTAAACCCTCAAGCACCACATCACTCTCAACTTTTGTTTTAGGATTAGTTACCTTAACTGTATGAGATAACTTTGGCATCGTTTCAAAAAACTTTTCAACTTCTTTAAATTGATTTGAGTTCATTGAATCAAGAAAATCATTTAGTTCTTTTTTAGAACAATCTGCTGCTGCCCATACTTCATCTTCATTGTATATTTTACTTATACAAGATCCGATTAAATCAAAGGACTGATCCATGGGATTCTTAGTTGTGTCGTTTGGATCAAAATTATTCTTAATAAATTCATTAAGAGAAGGATATTTAAGTTCCATCATCAAATTATTATCAAGTTTGATTTGATTTGAATGACCCTCTGGTTTTTGTACCGTAATATCATCAAGACTGATACTCACATCAACTTCTGTCTCACCGTCATCAGGACAAATTAATTTTACATCAATATCCTCACCAACAGATTTACCACGAATATTTAAAAATAAAAATTCAATATCAAATGTAGGTAATGACTCAACCTTGATACCCTTTGTTAAAACACAAGAACGAATAACAGCTTTAATAGCATTTGTTATTTGTTTTGTATCCTCACTTTCAAGTGCGATAACGAGGAGTTTTTCTTCTTTTACTAAGAAGGGTCTATATGTTATTGTCTTTCCTGTTGATGGTAATTCAAGTTCATAACTTGGTGTTGCAATTTTTGGTAATGGCATAATGATACATTTCAGTAAGTTTATTTAGCACCTATCCTGTAAGTGCATTTATGAATCTTGGAATGACTCCTCGTGGTGCGTCCTCTATAAAATATCTTGTGTAAGCCATTGCGACAGTGCACTTTAATAATTGTGATCCATCATAAGACACTGGCATCGAATTTATTGCGAGTGGAAAACAATTTATAAATTTATATGTTAGTGTTCTTGTCTTTCTTCTTGAATCAAGATTTTTTTCAAACTTTGTTAATTCTAAAGATCCTTGTTGATATCCTGAAAATCCATTACCGGTTTTTGGAAATTTTACCCTGTAAAAATGAGAAGAATCATCAACATTTTTAAATTCTGGATCATCGCGATTTGTAGTATTCGTAATGAAATTCATCCATGCCTCAAAAAATCTGATAGGTAAATATTGATCTGCATCGCAATAAAAAGATAGTTGAATATTATCATCATAAGTTCTACGATAAACATGTCTTTCTCTTACACCGGGGATATTGTTTGTTAATTCTGCAGTCGCAAAAGATGATCCGGGGAGGGCAGCATCAGAGCACAATATGTTTAATCTACCTTGATCTAAATTTAGTCCGACTTCTTGTTTAAAACGATTAAATTCTCTATCTTGAAAGGAAACACTCACCTGAAAATGAGAAGTTGTTGCAGGATTTAACAACTGAGCCTTTACTTGAGATATCGATTTTCGCTGTGGTGGGATGATAGCCATATAT